TGTGCTTGCAAGTCCTGCGAAACTGGAAACCAGAACACGAACAAGTGGCCTTGCCGTTCTCCTTAGTGACAATATAAGTGTTGCCCTTAGAACCTTGCACAGTGATTTCAACCCGAGCAGACTTGATCGGAGTGTAATCGACAGCCTGCTCGTTAACTGCTACAATCCTCTGGCGCTGAATGCGACGAAACGGAAACTTAGGATTTTCGGTGGTGATGCCGATCTCATCAGCATCAAACCATTTCTCACGCACTATCGTGCCGGTATAGATATTGAACTCGGGACCAACAACACCATTAGCGTGGAGGTCCCGAGCAGGCCACATAACGTTTTCAACCTTGATAGTAACCGTCTGTCCGACAGCAAGCAGATCCATAGCTGACTCCATAATCGAGTTTATATATCAACTATACGCTCAACCTAAGCGGTTGTCAAGTTTTATTTTTGGTTTATTTAGTTACTTGCAGGGTTGTCGTCTGTGGCTTTGTAAGCAATGACAGCTACGATGGAGCCGATTAGCAGCAATGACAGCGGTACACCGGCAACATCACTTGACCTTTCGGCTGTCGCACCGACCCGATCACCGACCCGAGATGTCGATGCGCTGTTTTGTGCAATAGCCTGGCCGGCGACGAGACTGGTACCGACTAGTAGTGCAGTAATAGTTTTTAACATTTGTTCTTCTCCTATGATATCAATGTTTGTTTTTAAATATTAGAATTGTTATTTAGTATGTCTATGTTTATCCAAAGTGCTAAGTTTTCCTAGTCAGAAGACGAAGACGCATTCTTAAAGAGCAAGCCGCACAGAATCAAGATACCCCAAGCCTGGAGCCATCCGATTTCCTTGATGCCAGGAATAGCAGCGACAAGACAAGCGTTCCAAAGCCACATGACCGGCAGGCTAAGAATAAGCCCGAGAACAACGATAGCAACAATTCCTACGACAGCGAGGCCGATAACCTTAGCGATAGTTTCCATTTTATTTTCCTTATAGATGTTGACTTTTGAAGGGATATATTGCAGCATTACTGACTCGCTCGTCGCTTAATCAGCATGAGACATGCCGTGTTTTCATCGGGCCAAAAATGCTGGCACTCGCCATCTTTCTGATAACGCAAGAACTCGGCAAGAACTTCGTCGCTGGAACGATACCGCTCCTTAGCCATCTTGCCTACGATACGATTTGCTCTTTCGATATCCATGATTACATGCTCCAAAAACATCTTTGTTTGTATAAATACAATATACAACAGGAAAGAAACAATGTCAACCCCTTTTTCATACTATCTATTCCATAAGCCCACTCAAAAGCATTATTACGGGATTAGGCACGGTAAAACTGCGAACCCAGATACACTATGGAAAACTTATTTTTCATCGTCAAAAATAGTCAAGCAGTTGATTGCGGAATACGGCATTGACTCATTCACTGTTGAGGTCCGAAAAATATTCTCTACATCTCAAGAAGCCATACTGTGGGAACACAAGGTGTTACGAAGATTAAACGCTGCTTCCCGCGATAATTGGATTAATAGACATAACGGAGGAAAAAAGTTTCGTGGTCCCGCTCAACACACAGAAGAAGTGAAGGCCCGCATTAGCAGAAAATTGACTGGATTCAAACGATCACCGGAGAACATTCAAAAGTTTAGAGAATTAGCTGCCCAAAGAGAACGCAAGAAAAAAGAAGAAGGGTGGAAAATGCCAGAATCTGGAAAAGCTAATATTTCGGCAGCATTAAAAAGACCAGATGTTCAGGCTAAAATTTGCACACCAGAACGAAATGCAAAACTTGCTAAATCAAAAACAGGAACCAAAAGACATTATCTGCCTGATGGTTCCTTTGTTATGATCAGACCTCAAGCCGACCAATAAGATTCTGAATCCGGACGACAAGACCAAGGAGTATCGGCAGCAATCTGCACATCCTTGCCGCTCATCAGGTTCTTGACAGTGATGAACTTGGGGGCGTATTCGATGCGGAACATGTCGTCGAAGTAGCCACAGCCGCGGAGAGCATTGACTTCGCGGTCCATCGAAGCATCGTCCTTACGGTCATACTCGTAAGTCTTAAAGAAGCGTTCACCGCTCTTGCAGCGACGATCATAACGATAAATCTTGAGAGTGTAGATCATGTTCGTGTCTCCGTTTGTTTGTTTCTGTCTATGATTCAATGTAGCAAAACGGATACCCGAAGTCAACCGAAAAGTGACCTCGGGTACGATTTAATTCAACTTAACCCCAGTCCTTAAAATTACCTTCAGCTTCGTTACCGGCGTATCCTGCAAGATAGGCTTCGATTTCCTCAGGAGTCATATGCTTCTGTTCAACCTTTTCGCTGGAATAGCTACCACCTTTGTAGTAGTGAGGGTTAGAACCCCGACCGTAGTAGCTATCAGCAGACCCGCGATCATACGGACCTCCGTGACGTTCATCATACTTCTTTGACATTTTATATTTCCTTATTTCTTGAAAAACTTGAGGCGCAGACGTTGACCAACCTTCCACACAGAAGCTACTTCATCGTAGTTCAGATGGATCGGACGAAACTCGTCGTTGGCAGAAACCCACTTGGCAATAGATGGACTGATCTCATATTCAGTGACTTCAAAGTCAATGGCATAACCACTCTTATAGATGACCCGAAGTACGAAGACTTTTTGAAAGAGCATTTTAAATCTGATGTCCTTGAATTTTGTGTTTCTGTTTTTCAGCTTATGATGCACTCTAACAAAGAACGTACCCGAAGTCAACCTTTTTTCACCGAAACGTGAATTGCGCTCACTCTTATTTATACGCTAACGCACAAAACGGTGATTGGCAACCGCAAAGATAAATAAAAGTGTAGTTCACGGAGGTGAGATTCCCAACTACTCTAATACTGAAACGGAGTATCAGCAAATGTATTTAGCTTACGTGTATCGCCTTACTCATAAGGTAACCAAACAGTTTTATATCGGATACCGATATGCTAACATCAAACTACAGATTCACCCGGAAGATGATCTAGGAATAACATATTTCACCTCCGCAGAATACATAGGCTCGGAAGAATTCCGTGAATACGAGAGTGATATAATATTTAAAACTGCGGATCCGGATGAAGCATATGATCGGGAGAATATGCTGATCATTGAGAATTGGGACAATCCATTACTACTCAATAAACATTGGCAATCCGGAAATAAACGTAGATTCAAAGTTACCGAAGAAGGCGTAGCTAAACTAAGACAAACTAATAAGAACAAGAAATGGTATAATAATGGAATTACGGAGGTCCATCAACACTCATGTCCCGAAGGGTTCATTCCCGGTAGATTAGTTAATCCATTTCCTAAACAATCCGGATACACAAAAGGCTATGTTTGCTACAACAATGGTTTCAAAGAAATAATGCTACCACCTAATGTAGGACAGGAGGTCGGATTTGTCAAGGGCAAGCTGCCGGCATCAGCAGAAACTAATAAAAAAATAAGCGATACTTTAAAAGGGAAGGCTCATGGTATCGGAAAAAAATGGTACACTAACGGAATTAATTCGGTGTTAGCATTTGAATGTCCTGAAGGTTATAGATCGGGACACTCGAACGGATCAGGAAATTCCCATCTGAACAGAGATTACAGCGGCTACCACTGGTACACAGACGGTAGCAAATCAGTAAGAGCGAAAACTTGTCCAGATGGGTATTATCCCGGAAGAACCGTTACCTAGAAGTAAGGATCTTATCCGCTAATCCAAACTCAACGGATGCATGGGCATCCATATAGTTGTCGCGAGCCATAGCAGCTTTAAGTTCTTCAATAGTTTTACCGGTGTTGTTAGCATAAACCTCAGTAAGAAGGTTATTCAACCGAACCATTTCTTCCATTTGGATTTCAGCATCCCATACTGTACCGCGGGATCCACCGGACACCGAGTGAACCATGTGCCTCGCCCTAGGAAGAATAAACCTTTTCCCTTTGGCACCGGAACTGGCAATCAAAGACCCCATAGAGCAAACGCTTCCAATTGCGATAGTAGATACATCACATTTAATGAAATCCATGGTGTCAAGAATCGCTAGACCAGCAGTGACACTGCCGCCAGGGCTGTTGATGTAGAGAGAAATATCCTTATCTGAATCTTCCGATTCAAGATAAAGAAGTTGGGCAACAATCAAGTTAGCCATTTGGTCATGCACTTCGCCCTCAAGCAAAATGACACGCTCTCTAAGCAAGCGTGAATAAATGTCGTAGCTGCGTTCACCGCGGCTAGTTTGTTCGAGTACGATTGGAACTAGGCTCATGTAATATCCTTCTTAATGATATAACAACAATAGACTATCTTTGTGATAAAAGCAACAGGTTTGGTTACCTATTACTTTCGCAATGAACGCCCAACATCTCCCATTTTAGAAGGAATTCTTTCTTTGGGCTTTTCTCTGCCTAGAGCAATGTCTGCGGCCTTCTTCTCGAATTCTTTATCTGTCTGAATTCTCTTAGCTCGCATCTCTCCTGGCTTATCATCTTCAGGTACTCCCTTGCCTCGATCAATCTTGAACGTGAAGTTACCCTTGATGCCCGTGCTGTAGTACGTCTTAGAAGCTGATAGATAGACGCCCCTGATGCTATTTCCGGGATAAACAGTAGCGAACTTGTCTAAGGTCCAGATTTCCTTGCCTGCCTTGGCTGTGGTATAAACTTGTACTAATGACCCGTTGTTCAGAATGTCTGCTGCTGCCTTACTAAATTCAGTAGTCTCGTTTACTTCCTTCGCAACCTTATGCGCTATTGCTGCGATTAGATGGAAATAAAGACTGATTCTTTCTGGGTTGTCAGGCTTTCTAGATTTAGCTAACTTTACAAGATTATCACTCAACCCAAGGTCATCGATCTTATCTGCTTTGACAGGTGGGGTATCTTTTAAGTCACGAATCTGTGCAGCGTCTTCGTCATCAATGATATCAAACTTAACACCCAAACCAAGAGGAGCACCTGCCTGTCCTAGTGCAACAATCTCACGGAGCAATTCTATTGTTTCTATATGGTCATCCAATACCTTTTTACCATTGGGAGTGTGAGAGAGTTCCTCTACACTGTTGATTAGATTCTTTGTACTAGCAGTTGCGCCGGTGCCTCCCTTGCTGCTAACCTTTACATACTTACCGTCTTCGTTGGACATCGTACTATCACTCAATCCAGCAGTCTTGCTGAAATCAAATGAGATTAGCGTACCATCGAAGCTGCCATCTAACAGGATTTTAGGATCATCCCCTGCCTTAACTGTATATTCACCTCTTTGAAGTGCAATGGGTTGTAGAATTTCACAAAAGTAATCTCTGAATGCAGAGAAGCTAACCCCGGGAGGAGCAGCAAAGGATATTGGAAGAGGTTCTCCCATAGATAGGTTGTAAGCAACTGTGTACAGTGGGTTGTCAACGCCCAAACTTACTGAAAGCTGCTTGATGATATCATTTGCTGTCAGGTCAGTCTTTTCTGTTAAAAGTTCCTGAGGAGTCAATCCTGCTTGAGCTTTCAATGCAGTCTTCGTAGCAAGCTTATACCCTGCTACTTGATTAGGAACATAGTTAGACACGAAGTTGGCTTTGATGTTGTCTAAGTATCTACCGAAATATAAAGGACCATCAGGCCCATTAAAGGTAGCAATAGCGTACCCTCCTGTACGACTCGTGCGATTGTTCAACCATTGTACCGCATCGTCAACGGAAACGATAGCATCGTCTAGGTCTTTATCCTCTAACCGTCCTCCCTGTTCAGGGACAAACATGATATTGTCAAAAGTGATCTCATCACCGTCGCCGTTGCGAAAAACGTCACCCGTTCTTCTACCGGCTAGTCCTGTGCTTTCGCTGATAAGTTCCAGTCTGTCTATGATATCACGCATCAAGTATTTATTCTTTCGTCTAGTATTGACACATAAATACATTATGGATACCATACTTAATAGGAGAATCATATGGAAATCGCACTAGCTCTCTTAGCCGCATTAGCACTTTTTGTCGGTTATCACGCATATAAGAAATACGTCGCCAGACGCGCCGAAGAATCATACCCTGTCATCGATCAAGAAGTTTTACCGGAAGTCGTGCCGTGGGGGCCCAAAGAAACTTTACCGGAAGTCTGGCCACCGGAGTATGAGATCGAGGAAGTTGAAAGCGCACACGTTTCACTGATGGATCCTCCGTCAGAGGAAATTCATGAAGTGGAAGAAGCTGCTAAAAAACCAGTCAGGAAGCCTAAGATTAAGATCGCAAAAGATTAAGATCACATAGTAATCTAATTAAAGATGCAAGATATCGGCTTTGATGTCCTCGGTGATCTAAACTTATCACCCGAAGACAGCTTCAATTGGGAAAACAAGGCGGCTAGCCTGTACTGTATTGTATCAGGTAACATTAGTTCTGACCTGAGAACGACACTTCAAACGTTAGCACATCTTGGTACTTGTTATCAGGGTGTGTTTTTCGTTCCAGGGACGCTCGAATATAAGACTGCCATTGACATTCAGTCTAGGACGGAAGAGTTGATGAGTTTAACTCTTGCTATACCTAATGTTTGTATACTGCATCATCATGTAGTGATGATTGACGGAATTGCTATCATTGGTGCCAATGGATGGGCAAACGCTGACACTGACAATCTCACAGTAGAAAACTTAATGGAAGCAGCATCGAGGGAAGAAGATACAACGTATCTATATAAGTCTATTGAAAAACTTCAAAAACATCTGGACATCGTAAAAGTCATCGTCGTGACTAATGCAGTACCTCATCCAGACTTGTACTTCAAAGAAACCCCTGAAGTAACAGAGGCCCAAATACCCCTACACGCTACTTTAAAAATTGATACTGAACGCAAAGTAACGCATTGGGTATTTGGAACCTATGATAAGATTGTTGACACTCATTTAGGTAACGTAAATTACGTCAACAACCCCCGCCCTTATAAACAGCCCTATTGGGCTAAGAGAATAACGCTGTCAGTCTGATTCTGCTTCGACTTTGACCTGAAGCGGAAATCCTTGGGCCCGAGCATCAAGTGTCACTTCGATACCCTTTTGTTCTGCAATTTCATAAGGCAAGACTGCAACAACTGCACTACCTTTTTCGTGAACATCTACTGTAATCTGCGTAGCAGTGTCCGGATTGTAGTTGAAATATTCACATAGACTTTCAATCACAAATTCCATCGATGTGTGTTCATCATTCATGTAGATGACCTTGTATAGGGGCGGCTCCTTGAGAGCAACGTTGGGTCTAATCTTAGCTTTTGGTTCTGCATTTGCCATTAATATGATTCCTTTAAGGTGTGCTTGCAGTCACAATGACTGCAAGCACTATGTTACTTCTATTATTTATTGTACGAAATAGCAATTGTTTTGGGCTTTTGTTCGTCAGGAACCTTACGCTCAAGATTAATCTTGAGAATACCGTTCTCCGAGGTTGCCCCTATCACTTCGACATGCTCTGCCAAAGTAAATGTACGAGAGAAATTGCGGTAACCAATTCCCTGATGCAAATATGTGATTTCCGAGGCGTCTTCACTGATGTATTCACGCTCCCCTCTTATAGTGAGAAGATTCTTTTCTACTGTGATAGAGATGTCCCCGATGTTAAAACCAGCCACAGCAAGTTCGATGGCGAAATGATCGTCATCGTGCTTTACTACGTTGTATGGGGGATAATTTGATCCGTTTGCTTGCTGTGCATTCTGTGCATTGATTCGTAGAAGTTCGTCAAAGACGTTATCGAATCCTACAGCAAATTTATGAATTGACGGAATGTCGAGGGAACGAAGGTTTAGATGTGCATTAGTCATGTTTTATCTCCTATGTGTTAGCAAGACTATTGTTGTAGACCTATTAAAGCATCTACAATATTATTTAGTGTACACTATTACGCAAAAAAATATAGTATTTTGGGTCTAAAAGATAGATTTAGGCTCATCGATATGTTCTACATCAATCACTAATTCAGTTAGATTGTTCTCTTTGTACCTATTGATGTGGAAGAGGTGTGGCATCAGTACACGCTCAATCTCAGTATGAAGTCCGCGGGCACCTGTCTTTAAATCTATGCAGTTCTGTGCAATTTTTTCGATAGCTTGGTCAGTGAATGAAAGATTGATATCATCAATCGAAAACAGATAGGCATATTGCTTAATAAAGCTATTCTTGATATCAGTCAGGACTTCTATCAGTTGTGGTAGAGTCAATTCTTGTAGCGTGATTGTGGTGGTGAATCTACCGATGAATTCGGGAATCATTCCGAAACGAGTTAGATCATCAGGAGTGACTTGATTGATGTTAGGTTTTTCGTTCTTAGATTTGACCTCGGCTCCGAACCCAATCGAGGTTCCTTGAGTTCTTGACTTAATGACGTTCTCAAGTCCAACGAATGCTCCGCCTGCGATGAATAGAATGTTCTTAGTGTCAACTTCGATGGATTCTCCTTGCGGGTGCTTACGCTTACCCGCAGCACTCACCCTGCACTTAGTGCCTTCTACTAACTTTAGCAGTGCTTGCTGCACTCCTTCACCGCTCACATCACGGGTAATGCTAGTGCTTTCGCTCTTGCGGGCGATCTTATCAATTTCGTCGATAAACACGATTCCGCGTTCTGCTTTGCTAACATCATTGTCCGCCAAAGCAAGCAGCATTGAAATCATACTCTCTACGTCTTCTCCCACATAGCCTGCCTCAGTAAGACTAGTTGCATCTGCTACAACAAACGGTACATTAAGATACTTTGCAACTGCCCTAGCGAGTAACGTCTTGCCTGATCCAGTTGGACCAATCAACAACACGTTGCCCTTCTGAATCTCAAGGTCTTTGGGCGGATGATTGATTCGCTTGTAATGATTTGATATTGCAACTGCTAGCACCTCTTTGGCGTCGTTTTGCCCAATGACCAACTGATCCAGGTGTTCTTTAATGCTATATGCGTCGAAGTTTTTAGATTCTATTTCCTTTTTCCCCTCACTGTTTTCTTCTTCCAGTAGTTGGGTGCATAAAGAAATACAACCGCTGCAAATCGAAACGTCTTCACTTACTATTAATTTTGTTACTTGATCTTTATGGTTTCCGCAGAAAGAACAATGCTGTATCTTATTGTCAGTCATATATATTACTTATCTTGGGACTGATTTCGTTGAAGATATTCTTCAATCTGCGCTTTCTCGTTTTCTGAAAGTAAATCAACATCATATTCGCCGGATGCAATCTTACTCACGAGGTGGCGAATGTATGCTTCGTCATACAGATACGAATCACTGTTTTCTTTGTTGATCTCAATCCACTTGTAACCATCAAATTTAAAAACTTTGTTGGGAAGAACATCTACACGAACGAATATGTCAGACTTCTTCGCAAATCTAGGAAACTCGGTTCCAAAGTTAGTACTACTTTGCTCACTGTCTGGTCTCGCGGAAAACAATTCAGGACGCATTCCCAACAATGCAGCCTTGCTCATAGATTTCCCCTCAACGTCGTAGTAGCCTTCCTGTATTTCATGAAGGGTCACGCCCTCCGTTTGGATTGCTACTTCCTCGGCGGGTTCGACATGTTGTGCAGGTTCTGCCTCACTCTGCGCCAACTCATCGACAAGTTCATCTGCGTCAGGAAGAGGTTTTTCTGGTAGTGGTTCTCCCAAGATGTCATCGACTTGAGTAGCCTCTTCTTGTAGTATTTCTGTACTATGCACATCTTCATTCTTCTCAATATTAGCTGACTTAGACTCAGGTTCAGGCTTATATTCAATCTCATTTTTTTCTTTCTTTGCGTCCTCTGCATCCCATTTGTAACTGCTCTGTGCAGCTATCATAAGCATAAGAGCCAGCGGATCAAAAACAAGAACGATAAGAACAATCATCCATCGTACCGCACGTTCTAACAGGTTTGTGTCAGGGTTATCCCCGTAGATCATCGCAGCAATATATTTGATCGGACCTACTTCTGCCTCAATCTTACGAATCTCTGCACGAATAGGCGCGACCTCTTCGTTAAGCTGTGCGATTTCAACTTGTTCGGCTTCTATCTCTTGTAATAGTCGATTACGTTCCGCGGATTGTTGCCTACGAACTTGAACCGCACGATTAGCACCTCTATCGTCATCTGTTCTACCTAGTAACTGGTCGACCTGGCTGTTCATTTGTTCAATCGCCCTTTGGTTCATGGCGATGTTTTCACGAGAAATCCGGATCTTTTCGTCAACCAACTCAATCCTAGCTGCTGCATCTCCGCTTACTAAGCTCTGGTCACTGTGTGCTTTTGACAAGAAACCAAAGATACCCATGCTAGTCAACAATGCAAGAGCAACGACTGCGGGAATAAGGTAGAGCTTCATCACCCAACCGCACCTATCCCAATATCTATGTAACCAAACAGTCGTGACTATCTTAGCTAGTTCTAGGGAGCCTCCCATAATCATGATAGGGATGAGGGCAGCGGCGAAGATAGCCATCAATCCCTGAATAGAGTACCAAGCCGCAACGGCACTCAATGAAAGAGCAACTAATAAGGTGATAGTTGCAAAACTGAATATTTTTCTATTTAAAGTCATGCTTTATTTATACTACTATCCCCTAAGGATAAAGTTAACTATTTTCTTCTTTGATGAACAAGTGGCCATATGTCCCGAGAAACTCGTCTATACCCATAAGCAACTTTCTCGGGATGCCCGGACCTTGCCTGACATTAAAGGTGACCCAAGGACCAGTGTCTCTGCGTCTTACTTGAGTGACTTCAATACTATCACCGTCTTCAAACGTGTGGTGAAGCCCTAGTAGCTTTGCAGACCATTCGGCTGTAACCTTCTCCATATCCTCATCATCTTCTATCATTAGAATTTGTCTCCTCTACGCTTTGCGCCCAGACGCATGACTAGAATCAACGGACCAATGAAGATAGCAAGTCCGAGAGTCAATGGCCAAAAAAAACATGCAACAACCCCCATAGTGAAGGTCCAACCAAGACCATAAATCTCAAAACGGTAATCGATGTAAGTAGCAAAGTATGCAAATACTACCAACAAAATAAAAGCTACGGTTAAATACATCATTCTCCCTATCCGAACAAAAATTCTTTAGCTCTGATTTCTGTAAGCGACTCGTCTTTAATAGCACACTCAAAGCAGATTTCTTCGTGATTGAACCCGTATGGTCGAGTTTCAGCAATGATGCCGCAGCATTCGCACCGTTGGGGAGGCTCTGCAAAGATGATTTCAATGTTCATTTCTTGTACTTTTCTTCATATTTCATATCAGACAGCACAATGGCGTATATCGCATATGTAGCTCCTGCGATTAAACTAAAAAACAGAATAGGAAGCATAATCTGCGGCATAGCAACAATTAGGCTCGGCGCCCCGAATGCAACGGTCATGATAGCAGCCGTCTTGACGGCTGCTCTAGTCTTAACACTCAGGGTGTTGTATTTTTCTTTAATGTTCATTTTTATTCTCCTTTATCATCACGGAATCGAACGAAGCGCGGGAAGCGCAGCGAATATGTACCGTCTTGGTTCTGTGTGATAGCATCAGCCATAACCTCAACCGTACGACCAACGATCAGATTGCGATCTTCCCAAAGACTGTCACGCTCTGCGTCACTGAATCCAGAACCAGCGTTGACAGTGATCTCCTTACCATCATCAACACCATTGCAGACCAATGCACCAAGCCGATCCTTGTTTCTACCGGTACCTTCTTCAAGACCGATCACTTGAAGATCAACAGTGATAGTAGGTTTCCACTTCATCCAGTCCGTGCTACGCTTACAGAGATAAGGTGCATCAAGATTCTTGATCATGATGCCCTCGAATCCTGCATTCACCATTTCATTGGCGTAACGCTCAATCTGGTTCTTACCCTCACTTGTATCAAGGTCAACTTGAAGATGAGGGAGAAGTTCAGCGTTGGGCATCTTATCAAATGCAGGCTGCATAGCTTCAAGCAAAGCGATACGCTTGCTCAACGGTGCATTCCAATGACCACGCTGAAAGTCAGCAAGAGGAAGAACATCAAATACGTGGAACACGCTGTCAGCAGCATCGACATTTTCTTTACGACGAGCCTGACGCATCAGTTCTTGGAAAGTGTTGCCGACGACTTCGCCGTCAAGGACAAATCCTTGCTTAAGAATGCCGCTCTGCATGTCATCTACTTTATCAGCAGCAGCGATCAGCCGCTCGACGTTATTGAGGACTTGATTTTCAATGTGCGAGAAGTTATCAAACACTTTGCCGTTGCGACTATAGCAAACTACCGAAGTAGTAGGAGGACGGGAAATACCTTGTTGCACAGCCACCATCATCAACACCCGAACACCATCCAGCTTCGGTTCAAGACGTTTCGTGCCGCGCATTTCAGGGCGGCCTTCGCTGTTCGAAGCAAGCTGGCAACTGAATATCGGAATTTCGTAATCCGTTTTCTTAACAATCTTGTTGATTGTGGTCGCGCTGATGCCACAACGCATGTCACGCCGAAGGATAGGAGCGTAGAAGTAATTCCACTCATCACTGTCAAACCGTTCAGCAAGACCCTGAATAGCATCACGAGCATCATGCCCGGTCAAGAGCCGAGCAGAAAGGTCTATGAGAAGCTGGTCGAAATCGTCTGCAGGATTTTCTGCACCAGTGATACCTACTGTATCAGGAATCTTCCTTACACCGAACGTCACGAACGGGTCATAGCATACTTTTAATCCTCGCAGAAACCGCGAGGAGATATCATTGCCTAGCTTTGCAGCAGTCAGTGCTTGAAGAATAACATCTTCTTTATGAAGGCGAGAATCGCTTTCAGCCAGCTTTTGAATCCAAGATGCAGACATGTGTTTCCTTTAGTTTATGTAGTCACTATACAGCGAAGACAAATAAAAGTCAAGCCTTAAGCATCGCCCAAAGGGCAGTCTTCTCTAGATCGGATTGAAATTCAGGATAAACCTGATCAATCTCATCGCGCGGAATGCTCTGGTAGCCATTCCTTTTCTTTTTGTATATCGAGTGGTTAACGGCATGGGAATCCGTACTGATCTTAGTTTGTAGCTTTGAGCCGCGTCGACCCCAAAAGGTAACGTAAGAATTTGAGTGAAGGGTGATAACGCCCCAAACCTTATCGTGCTTATCTTCACGACACCAACCGATGAATTTGTAATTCACGACCACCTCAAAATAAACCACATTTTATCTTTGTCGGATTCAAACCTGACCACATCATTGATCAGCATACCGTTCCATTTTCTCATTTGGTCAGCAAAGCGTGGGTCAAATTTATCTTTAACATCAAGTGATGCCATAAAGTTGCGCCACACATCTGTGTGTTTTGAGAAGGTGGGGGGCTGACATATCGGAAGATAACTGGGCTTAGAAAGGAATATCGTCTGGCTCATCTTTTCGCCGTTGTCTGACGGGACCAACATACTGAGTGGGCTGCGTCATTACATAATCAGGATCATTAATCTGTTCTTGGATCCAGGGAATAGCATCGTTGTAATCTTGCTCGTTAAACTTAGCTCGACCAACCCAGACAAGGAAGCCAGGATAGGTTGCCTTAGTATATTCTACGTACACGGTATTGTTGTGGTACTTACCATCCCAAGCACCATTGATGACGCTGAAATTGATAGAACCATCCTTATTGATGCCAATGACTTCGCACCAAATAGAAACATTACCAGTAGTATCTGCGATTGCGATTTGCATCTTATGCTCCTGCTTTCAAAATGAGCCAAATAACTTCTTGTTCGGTCAGCCGACGCTCATCGCCAGTTTGACGATTCTTAACATATTCATATGAACCGTCTTCATTCTTGCGAATGACATTGTTTGCTCTATATAAGTCTGCTATTTTAGGCAGCCCAGTGAACTTCTTCCAGTATGTCTCACCGGTATCATAGTCAAAATATTCAGCATAGTGAGGGCTCAGTAAAGATTGAAGTCGCCATACCATCGGGGTCCAAGCATCGGATTCTATATCCACAGAAACAGACTTGCCTTTTCCTGCGGTAAGCATATTGACTTCCATACCCGGACGGCAAGAGCGCCCTACACTTTGAATTGGTATCGTCCAATCTGTCATACATAAACCCTAAAAGAAAATACAAGAAGCGGACAAGCCAGCACACTGAGGGAATTTACAACCCACTTAAGGGAGACCCAATATACGACCTGCCATTCGGGACTTGTCCGCTTCTCGTAAACCTTAAATAACTTTCACGCGGCTAAGTTGGGTACGATCTTCCTTGTGGGATTTAATCTTACCCTTGACGCGGATTTTAGAACCAATCTCAATCTGATCACGAAACGCAAAAAACACTACAGCATTTTCAACAATAGCAGTGACATAATAAGTGTTCCAGTTGTTGCTATAGTTGCAGCGCACGACTTCGATTTCAAGATCAACTGCGGTACCTTCTGCTTGACTCAGACAGCCCTGATGATCGCGGAGGCGATTGCTCTGCTCACGCCGAGCCTTAGAACGCTCATACGAAGCAGGGAGAGACGAAACAACAGCAATATCGTAGAAGCTGTCAACAATCTCTTTGTCAGCAATCTTGAGCATGGTCTGCTCAAAATCACTCAGAGTCTTTCCCTGCAGGATCTTGAACGTCAGAGAGTTGCAGTATTGACGCACTTCTTGTCCCAGCGCACGGTCCTCATCGTTGATGTCAAAGTCACCGCGAAGAAACTGAGAAGTCAGCTTCTTGTTAGCGACCTTATCGACCGAAAGGACATACCCGTCAGTATCATACAGAATCTTATCGTCCTTGAGATATTCACCGTTGATGCGCTGTGCAGCACAAGCAGCAGCAAACACTTCGTCGGTCGAATAAGAAATCTTGGGAGCCTGATAACGAGCCATGTGCTGCTTCCGTTGCTTCAATCTATGAACTTAAAGTACTACTTCTTTGCGAAGAAGTCAACCCTTAAATGCGGGTCTTGCGATTTTTCCAACGACGCCACATGGCCTGCGGGATTCCCATCTTGTAGGCCCACATGAAGTCCATAACAACCATTCCAAGAATGAAAGCAACGATAACGCTAAACATAAAAATTTCCTTTGTTTCAGTGTGTAAACAATATAACAGATTTTAAGAAGAAGTCAAGATTTTTTCACCAAAGAGTGAATTACTTTGGCTCTCGTGAATCAACGACTTACGTTGACCTCAGCATCGGGGTTTTCCTTGCAGGCTTCCAGATAGTCTTCAACAAAATGAATCAGGTTATCGTACATGCCCCAACCGTTTGGAGCATTAAACTCCTTAAAACGCTCAGGATCGGCCCGCAGGGTTTCCAGGCCTGTTTCCAGCAGAGGAACCAGTTGTTCAGCGGTAGTGACATTGATTTCTTCGGGGCGCCACAGGGCCTCGTAGATGCCGGCTTCCATAGCCATCTTGTTCAGATTGTGCGTGATGTTGCGGCTGTACACCTCTGTGGGGCGAACAGCAGTCAGATAAACATCCAGTGACATATAAAAACCTCTTTCTCAGCTTATGATTCAATATAGCAAAATGGGTACCCGAAGTCAACCGAAAAATGACCTCGGGTACGATTTTTATGCTTCGACCATTTCGATGCTATTTGCCTGGCTGTAGAAGTCAGGGGCAAACTTA